ATAAAGCAGCAAGGGTTCTTTCTCGTACTTTGAATAATCTAGGTCTAGCCTTTGCTGACCCAGCAATCAAGATTTTTATATCCGACCTAGAAAAGCAATTTGGCGTTCTTGATGATCAACTCCGTCCTGCCTATCAGAAGTTACTTACTACAACTGGAGATTTTCGTAAGTCTCAGGATTTATTAAGAACTGCTCTTGATTTAAGCGCACAAAGTGGTGTTGATGTCGTTTCGGTATCAGATGATATTGCAAAGGCTTTTGCAGGCAATACAAAAGGCTTGCAAAAGTATGGACTTGGTTTAAGCAAAGCCCAGTTAAGTGCCATGTCATTTGAAGAAGTCCTTCTTAGAATCACAAAGATTTCTAATGGTCAGGCAGCTCTTGCAGCCGATACTTATGCTGGAAAACTAGATAAACTTAATGTTGCAGCTGCCAATGCCTCAGAAACTATTGGCGGTGCGTTAATAGATGCGTTTGCGACCTTTGCAGGCAATGGCGATATAGATAAAGCAACTGCCAAGATTGATTTCTTTAGCAAATTGTTGGCAACCATTATTTCTCCTAAACTTATGGAACAGGCTTTAAGCCAAGTTGATTTCAAGTTTGGGCTTATTCCAACTATTAAAACACCTTTAACTAATCGTTCAAAGAGTCCAGCTGGAACTTATGCCAGAAATCAGGCAGAGATTAAAGCTGCTGCTGCTGCTAAAAAACAACAGGCTGACATTCTTGCAACTAATAAGAAAACATTAAAATCGCAGCAAGATGCTCTTAAATTGGCTAAGGCTAAAGCAGTTTTTGACCTACAGAAGATTCAAATTGAAGCAGCCCTTAAAGGCAAGATTTCAGAAGAAGATCGTATTCGTCTCAAGCTCATCCAGGCTATTGAATCTGAAAACATTGACCAGATAGATAAATACACAAAAATGCTAGATGCTGTCCAAGTTAAAGTAACAAGCCTTCAGACTCTACTTACTGAGGTTTATTCTATGGATGCGGGCAATCCGTTTATTTCATGGGAAACTGGACTAGATGGGGTTAAACGAGCTTTAATTGACATCAATGGTCAATCCATTGCATTGACTAGCACCATTGCCCAAAACTCTTTAGCTGCTGGACTAGCAGGCGGTGCATCTTTCGCACAGGCTCTATCAGGTGCAAGATACGCAGCTCAAGCAGCAGCAACTGCTGGCATAAGTGGTGCTACTGGAATAATGCCTCAAGTACCTACAGGCGGTAGTGCTGCTACTACTGGTTCACCAGCAGGCGTAACCATTGCAACGACTGTGAATACAGGTATTGGAGACCCAGAAACAATAGCCCGCGCTGTTGAAGATGTTATTCGACAAGCTGTCGGGCGTGGAACATCGAATCTGCTGCTACCAATATGACATGGCTTCCAGAATGGCGCATTACAGTAGGCACTACTGTTTATACCAATGTAACTTCAGTTAATGTCACTACGGGTCGTATTGACATTGATCGGCAATGTCAAGCAGGTTATGCCCGCATGGACATTATTAACTCAACCAATGCTCTTTTCGACATTGATGTAACAGATTCCCTAACCCTAGAACTTAAAGACAGTGCTGGTACTTATGTGCCTGTATTTGGGGGAACAGTCTCAGATTTTAGAACCTCAGTCAGAAGCCCAGAGGAAACCGGCTTTGTTACTATTGGTTCAATTCTTGCAGTGGGCGCACTGGCTAAATTACCTAAAGCCATATATACAGCATCAGTAGCTCATGACCTAGATGGTGAGCAAATCCGTATCATTTTGTCAGATTTACTGGTAAATCAATGGCAAGAAGTAGCAGCAGCCCTTCAGTGGGTTAATTATGACCCAACGACTACATGGGCTAATGCAGAAAATGTTGGCTTAGGCGAAATAGATGCTGGGTTGTATCAGATGGATAATCTCAGCGCAGCAGACCGCAACACGCAGACTTTAGTGACTCAAATAGCCGATAGCGCACTTGGTCTGCTCTATGAGGATAAGCAGGGGCGCATCGCCTATGCTGACGCGGATCATAGAAGTACCTACTTAGCAGCTAACGGCTCAACCCAGTTGGACGGAAATTACGCAACTCCATCTAGCGTTAAGTCTATCCTTCAAATTGGCAAGATTCGTAACAGTGAAATTGTGCGTTATGGCAATGACTACGGCAGCACCTACTCAGCTACAGATGATGCTTCAATTGCTACATATGGACGATACCAAAGGTCATTTGATTCCAATATCCGTTATCTTGCAGATGTTGAGGATATTGTAGAGCGAGACTTAGCCCTACGCTCAACACCTAGAACACAGCTTGACCAGATTACTTTCAGACTTGATAACCCTACGATGCCATCTGCCCAATTAGACGACCTAATTAACCTCTTTTTTGGCGAGCCAGTAGTTATTACTAATCTACCCTTCAATATGTTCGAGGGGTACTTCTCAGGCTTTGTAGAGGGCATTTCAATTGCAGCTACACCAACTTATGTTGATGCAACTATCTATGTTTCACCTACAGATTTCTCACTTATTGCGCCAACATGGGCGACAGTAATTCCAACCAATACCCTTTGGAGTGGCGTAAATGCTACACTACAGTGGTCTAAAGCGATCGGAGTAATAAACTAATGGCAACAACAACCCCTAACTTTGGTTGGGCAGTGCCAACCAGCACTGACTTGGTCAAGGATGGCGCAGTAGCCATTGAGACTCTAGGCGATTCAATCGATGCATCTTTAGTTGATTTAAAGGGTGGCACGACTGGTCAGGTACTTGCTAAAGCATCTGGCACAGACATGGACTTCTCATGGACAACTCCAGCAGGTGGTGGTGGCAAGGTTTTACAGGTTGTTATGGGAACAACATCAAGCAAGGCAACTAATAGCAGCACTACTTACGCAGACACTAATTTAACTGCAACAATTACGCCAAGTTCAGCAACATCAAAAGTTTTGGTAATAGTGTCGCAAAGTGGCGTTCAGAGAACCAACGGCAACGCAGGCAACGCTTTACTTTTACAACTACAACGCGGCGGATCATCTATTGCTCAAATATCAAATGAAGGTATGCAGACGGATACAGCATTAAGACAAGGTGATTTTACTTATAATATTGCTTATTTAGACACACCCGCAACAACATCAGCCACCACATACAAGACACAATTTAAAAATAGAGTGGCTGCCGCAGCAATTACAGTGCAAGAAGCAAGCGAGTTATCAACAATCATTCTCATGGAAATAGGTGCATAATGGCCAAAGGTTATGAAGTTCTAAATTATCTATTGCCTCAAGGCGGTTGGTATATTTCTGGAGATGATTACGAAGGTATTCAATTTCTAGAGTGTGAGCCAATTACTAAGGCACAATTCACAGCTGGCATTGCTCAATACGATGCTTGGAAAGCCGACCAAGATGCTCAAGCATTAGCCAAGAAGGATGCAGCGCAGGCTAAACTTGCTGCTCTTGGATTGACTACTGATGATCTTAAGGCACTCGGATTGTAAGTGAAGCCAAGATTATCTAAGTCTGCAATCCAATTAAGGGAACAGATTGATGATTGCTTCTCAGAGCGTGATCGTGCGTCTGATGGTTGGGTCGCGGATACAAGGCACATGCGTCAAGGCAAGTCTGATCATATTCCAGATGTGGATGGATGGGTTCGTGCTATCGACATTGACCGTGATTTATCGGGCAAAGCAAAGCCCGACATCATGCCCGATCTTGCAGATGAGATTCGAATCTTTGCAAAGCGTAATGGCAAAAGAATTGCCTATATCATCTTTGACGGCAGGATTGCGTCTCCCATTCTCGGATGGAAATGGCGTAAATACACAGGGGCGAATAAACACAATCATCACATGCATGTCAGCTTTAAGAAAGAAGCTGATAACAATGGTGACTTTTATCAGATACCTATGCTAGGAGCAAACTAATGAATATGAAGAACCCTTATGTCCTTACTGCCGGAGCATTCCTATCAGCTTGGGCTGCTACTAACTTTGCAGCTGACTACCGCGCAATTCTTTGGGCTGTCTTAGCTGGTGTCTTTGGATATGCGACACCTAAGAAGTGACACAATCTGATTTTTTCACGCTATACCTAGCAACACTGGCAATAGTCGGTGGCTTGTCTGGGTATGTAATCACCCACTTGTTGTCTGAGATTAAAAGACTCAACACGCGAGTCGATGAAATCTACAACATCTTATTAGACAGGTAACATTCTGCTATGGCAAGAAAAGCAACTAAAGCATTAGAGGATCAAGGTT